AAGGAAGGTTTTAGGAATGAAATCCTTTCAGTAGATGTAACAAACGATAACTTGGCACTCTCTTCTGTCTTTGGCGCACCTCCTAAAGCGTACCAATTGTATGTATCACCTTATCCTATTATCCCTACAACTGAGGATTTAACACTAAACGATGGAGCAATATTATTTCCAAACGCAGGGCCAATGTCAGGTGATGAATTAGTATTGTATAAAGAAACAGAGATATCCTTTTTTTCAGGCGAAGGACAGGCAATTCCTAGTTTCTTTAAGAGTCAATTTCCATCTGCACAACTAGCAACTACACCTACGACAAAATGGTATAGTCCTCATTTATACATCACAATATTGTATTGGGGATCTCCTGATGAAATAATTGATACAAAGTTTAGTTTGTTTCTTAGAGTTAACCAGGTCAAATCTAGTGGGACCACTGTTTCGATGGGACAATACAAGGAGTTCCTAGACTCTCAATGCAGACTATTGACATCAACCGCGGTAGTGTATGACCCGGCAGATGTTGCAGGGTATGTTTTCCCTATGTGGCGCTATGGTGGGATTCGTCCTGAGTTAATGATTAGTGGAACCACGGCACTAAGATATTTCAACAGAGTGGCCAATAACGCTAATCAAGAGATGACAACTAGGGCAGCCCTACAAACTGCATTCAGTGATGCAACTGGAATGGTAGAATTTGATACTGCATTCGGTGACCCAGCGTTAAATCTGCCTGAATGGATTACTCTTATGGATGTTGGAGGCGTAACAGCCGGAGCGATCCGTCAATATCCGCCACCGTTGAAGTTTGCAGACAATGGTAACACATTGATGTTGTAATTAACCGTACAATCTCTCTAGATGGAGTCCGTGTTTCTTCCATCTTAATTGGCAAGGATTACACATGAACCATTCGATTCCAGTGTCGTCGATAACTCTCCAATTAGAACTAAAGACACCGTAGTCGGTATTGCACCATTCACAAGCGTACGGATTAACCATTAGACATACTCTCCTACATGTACAACATTGTGTTTGCCGCATAGTTGACATAAGTACACAATTTTAATTTTATCATTGGCTCTTACAGCCAGGTGCGACATTAGTTTTTGACAGCAATAGCAATCACGAATAGTGAGACTCATTCTTCTTCACCTGTAGGCTGTTGAGTGATTTCTATTTCTCGGCCTTTCGAAATGACATATATTTTCTCAATCCATCCCATTTCACATTCGAGACATACCAAGGTATATTCAATCCAAAACCGATTTCGTTTTTCATGAATGACATTGGTGTGAAGTATTTCTTGTGAGCATTCACAATCACATAATTCTACATCAGGTCCGAACTCACATTCGACAATCATTCTAACATCAACTCACGAATTAGCATAAGAAGCGATTGTGCCATAGGATTGTTTTCTGCTCGATGATGGAGCATTCCCCATAATTGATGTGTTTCAATATCCCTAGCGGCAAATGCATCCTTTCCATCAAGTTTATTTCGAATAGCAGATTCGATAAAACTAGATCTCTTGTTTAGTTTAGACAATGCTTCTAATTCTCCGACCATTTTGAATGGTAAAAGAACATTAATTTTGGTTTTTCGGCTCATTTGGTTCACTCCTTTCAGATTGGGGTGAACCCACCCCTATAAGAAGATACGGGAAAAAGGCCCACTGCAGGGTAGAATTGGCCTTAGCGACAGCCCACCTGTTCAAGATAAGGATTTACAATACTATATTAACTTCAACTTGGGACATCCCATCATGGCAAAGAATGCTGGCGATGTAATCCTTCGGGACAGAATGCAATTCGAATTAGATAGTGCTGGAAATAGAACTACTCTCTACGGAAGAATAGATCTATCTTCATATGTTAACCCCGTTTCTCGTGAAGGATTGGCAATAAAAGAGATTAGATTCCAAGTTAGAGAACCAACAGGTCTTGAGAACACTGGAGCACTAAGTCCGGTTGCAGATTTCTTTTCCGCATCCGGAGTAAATGGCTCTGTCGCTGCAATGAAACTTTATGCTACTACTCGTGCATATGAAAACGCTTCAGAAGTTGGAATTGCATCTCCTGATGTTCTTTGTGTTCTTGAGAAATTTTCCGTTGTAGGTGCTTCTCCCGATCCATCAGCCCCATCTATCTTGGTTTGGGACGATTGGTATGGACCAAATGACTTGCATCCTGAAGGATATACTGTTGTATCTGATTTACTAATTGGTGTTGCAGTAGACAATTGGCTACGCCAAGCAGATGATACCCTAGAGGTTGACATCATGCTAATAGCAGAACCAATCAAAATCACTACCGAGCGCATGAACGAAATCCTAAGTCAGGCACAAGACCTCTGAAGGGGGTTTTGACTTGGTTAAAGGAAAAGTAGGTAAAGAAGCACTCAAGAAGTTTAGTCGAACTAAGTTCGCTAAAGGAGCAGGTGTAGCAGGTGGAGCGAGAGCAGCAGAAGAAGCAATTTCTAATCCATATGCTCAAGCGGCTTTGGGGGCAGTGGAGGGTGCGGCGCTTGGCTCGGCTCTTGGCCCTCTTGGTGCTGCTGGAGGTGCTGTCGCAGGTGGGCTTCTCGGCTTCGTGCTTGCAGATGGTGAGCGAATTGTTCCTTGTGATATGATAGCAATTCCTGCGTACCAATACGCTAGTGTACTTCAGGGCAGAGAACCAACCTTCCAAGTCTTCATTAAAGAAGGCGAAGTCATTCAACCAGTCATTCCAACTGATTACGAAATGGCTGGGCAAATAGTGATGGCTGAAGAATTAGCAACTGCAAAACCTAAGCGCAAACTTAGCAAGTGGCAACGATACATTAAGGTCAAGAAAAACCAAATTAAATTCAAAAATGGAAAGTTAGATCTTAAAAAGATGGGCAGAGCATACAGGAGGCTTAACCGTGGCGGTAAATGAAATCAGAGATACTATTCAAGGTCCCATTACATTAACTGAAGATGGGATTGGTTACATGACAAGATGCATTAACCTAAAGGAAGGTTTTAGGAATGAAATCCTTTCAGTAGATGTAACAAACGATAACTTGGCACTCTCTTCTGTCTTTGGCGCACCTCCTAAAGCGTACCAATTGTATGTATCACCTTATCCTATTATC